GTTGCCTGTGGTGATACCAACGGAGGCAGAAACCGCTCCTGTGTTACCGCTGATGGTAGAACCCGAAGCAGCGTTCAACAACTGGTTGACACCTGAAAAGTAGGTGTTGCCCTTCCAAATTGCGTTCTCCAATGCTTCTGCGATACGGAGAGCCTTCTGCTCGGAGAAAGCCTGCTCGAAAGGAACACTATCGTAGGTAGAGCCAGCAGTCAACTGGGTCTGCATCCAGTATTGTTCCAAGGAACGAGGGCAAAGGGTTTCTTGAACCTTCATACGTCCAACCGTGATATTCCGCTGGGTGAAGGCAGTCGTTCCTGAAGTGGTGTAACCGCAAGCATCACCGCTCTGCAATTGTGCATCGGTGTCCATGAGGTTGAGGGCAGCAGCAAACTTGATGCCCACCTGCTTGGTGAACAGGGCTGCTGAACGAGCGGAGAATACCGCTTTGGTGATGAGAGGAAGCCTCTCTTGGTCGGTGTAGGAGGTTAATCCTGTGAACGAATATGCCATTGTTAATGGGGGTTTAGGGGTTTAGTTTTTTTTGAGTGATTGGAGTGCTTGTGCGAGAGCGTTGAAGTTCTGCGAGGCTTGAGCCTTGCGTTGCTCAACGATTGCTGAACCGCTTGCTTTTGAGGCTTCGGCTGGGAGTTCGGAAACCTTTTCGACGATGTCGGCCATAGTTTCAACCTGCGATGCGAATGCTGACATTTTCTCCTTCATCTTTCCCATCTCGGCATAGGCTGCTTTGAGTTCTTCCATGATGGCTCCGAGGTGCTTGGCAACGATGGCCTCAACGACTTCGGGGGTCATGGCAGGATAGGCTTCTTTGATTTCTTCGGTAACCTCAACGGCCACTTCGGGAGTGATTTCAGCAGCAACAGGCAACGGCTCGATGACCGGGGTTGCTACTTCGGCAGCGATGACCTCAACGATTTTGCCTCCTTCGGTCTTGATCGTGCCAACGCCTTCGACAACGTGTTCGCCATCGGGGGCAGGGAGAGTGCCGTCCTCGGCTACAACGTAAACGGCAGTACCGGCAACAAGGTCGCCATCCACACGGACAACGGTTCCATCGGTCAACTTGTAGTCAGCGAAGGACTGCTTTTGGGTGCTGAATTTGCGGAGTTCAGTCCGCAGGGATTCGATTGCGTTTTTGAGATTCATAGTTAGTGGGATTTGTAGGTGGGGGTTAATTGTTGCAAAAAAGCGGTTAATTCGTCAGCAAGGCCAGCGAGTGCGACCTCCATTTCGGATTCGGTCTTGTCCATCCCGAAGAGTCCCTCAACGGAGAAACCCCGGAACAGGTTGCGGTTGTCCCACACCTCGTCGTTCTCAACCTTGAAGGAACCGAACCAAGAACCGTCGGGGGTGTCCTCGTAGCCCTTGGGTGGCATGATGCCACGCTCTGAGTCGGTGATGTAGGACTCGAACATGAACACGCCATCGAGTTCAGCGTTGTGGTAAGCGTTGACGTTGTGCTGGTTGCCTTGCTTGAAATACTTTTGGACTATCTTGCGGATGGTGGCTTTGTCAAAGACCACGTAGTACTCGCCATAGGTTTCGTCCTTGCGAAAGATGGGAGTGTCTGCAAGCATGAGAGGGCCAGTAAGCACTCTCCGTTCGCCTGTTTCGGTGAACTTTTGTGGTGTCTTTGCGAAGGCTTGGAATGGCCGTTCGATGGCGGGCATATCGGTCAGGGCCACGAATTGGACCCCTTCATCGACCTCGTCCACGGTCATTCGGTATATGGGTAGTTCCATGCAGGTAAATGTGGTTAGGCTCCAAGAGTTGCAAATTCCTCCAACCTCCGAACCCTGCGAGTGCTTTGGGTGATGTCCCTCTCCACGACATAGGCTCGCATTGGCGATGATCCTTGGCCTTGGCCCATTGCAGCACCATCGGTTCCAAGCATAGTTGTTTGAGGGTTGGCAAAGATTGGAGCAGGAGCAGCCTCTCCACCGCCACCACCGCCACCAGTTGAGGCAGAGGACGGAACGGATGAAGACGTTGACCTAAATTGCGTTTTGCTAATTGCGGCAACCCTTGCCAAACCAGCAGCAATCGCTATCCCTGCTGCAATCTTGGCTCGAATCGGAGCGGTAGCGTCAGGCACGGACATTTGAGATTTGAACGCCCCTTGAGCAGCAGCGTAGGTGTCAATGATGGCTTGAGCAATACCTGCTGCCTTGTTGACTTGAAACGCCTTCTTTTGCGATGCCTCGGATTGACCTGCAAAGGCGGTTGCCAGTTCGCCTAACGATTGAAAGCCAGCCCTGCTAATATCTACGTTTGACTTGGTTATTTCTTCCTGAATCTTCTTCTCATTTTCGGCTCTTTTATTAGAAATATCAAGGCCAACCTGTGCATCTCGAACCCTCCTTGCTGCCTCTGCTTGCATTCCTTTTATTTGCAAATCCTCTTGCTCGGCCTGCCTGTCCAACTCCATTCCGTAGAGTTCAAGGTTGAGGTCTGCAACAAACTTGATAATCGCATCGTTCTCGGACTTTAGACGCTCCAATCGTTTTTGACTTGCCTCTTTTTGCTTGCGGTCCCTTTCCTCTTCTTTTTTGATTTGTGCGTCCGTGTGCCTCTCGTATGCGTCCCTGTAATTGGACAACGCTGCTTCCTCACGAAGGGCTGCGTCCTCCCTCGCCTTGGCTGCGATGGCTGGGTCGGGTAGGTTCAGGAACCTGCGGACCGCTGCGGTCAGTTCATCCCACTTGGCTATCAATAGCCCTACGGCTGCGATGGCCGCACCAATACCCGTTGCAAGGAGGGCGATTCTAAACGCCTTCATCGCCCCGGTACTTGCACCGACTGCGGTTGCGTAGAGTGCCTGTGCTGCTGCTTGGCCTTGGGTGATTAGGATGGAGTCCTTGTTCAGCAGGTTGGCTACCTGCTGCACTCCGTTAGCGAGAGCCATCGCCCCTTGGACCTTCAACAACGCCTTCTGCAAGTCCTCGTTCTCGGACCCGAATAACGCTGCTGCACCTTGGGCGATTTGGAACCCTGCCGTTATCCCCTGCACCGCTGAAACAACGGTGTCAATCCTTACGGTGTCGCTTGCAAGGGTTTTGATTCGCTGCGAGGTGTCCCCGATTTGGTCTTTGAGTTTACCCGCTTCGGCCTCCATTTGCTTGAAAGCCTTCGTGCCTTCTTGCCCGGCCAAAGACATATCGATAAGCGTCTTTTGGAGTTCACGCAGACGCTGCTTCGCACTCGTTGTGCCTTGTGCGGTGGAGTCCTTGATTCCTACTTCGAGGACGATTTCTTTAGTAACTGCCATTATCCGGGGGTTGGTAATTCAGGGTTGATGGGTGGTTCGTAGTCAGGATCCGCTGGGTCGGGGTCGATAGGCCCATTGTACCTTGCGGATGGGTCATTCGCTATCGGTGTCGTTGATGTCGGTGCAAATTCAGCGAGGTTTAGAATCCTTCGGAGTGTTATCCTACACGGCTTCATCTGCCCGACCAAGTAATCTCGGACCTCCAGCAATCGCCAACGGATGCCGCCGTAATAGATGGGCTTGCGGAAATCCAGTTGGTAGATGTCCACGCTTGATAGCAGCATCGTGAGTTCTAACTGCAAGGCTTCCTGCGATATCGTTTCGTTGATGTAGTTGAGCCAGTAGGTGTTGTAGAGGTTGTTATTGGTGTAAGCGAAGGTGTTGCCGCTTGCGTTCACGGCGTTGTAATACACCAAGCGAGGTTGCCCGAAGGCGAGGTCCACCGTTGGGGCATAGGGGTTGTCAATGTGCGACACGAAGGGCATCTTAAGGATACCCACGGATAGGGCTACATTCCCGCTGACCCCAAACTGGTAGGCCCATTCGGTCTGCCCTTCAATCAAGTTGTACTGCGCCAATCGGTAGCCCGTCTGCAAAGGCTTGACGCTCCCACTTGCGAGGCTTCCGTCAATGTCCCAAGTACGGCCCACGATTTTGTCGGTGCTGAAAGATGCGGGTATCAAGGTTCCACAAAGGGTTTCAACCATCTTATCCCCTTTGCCATAAAAGTTGAAGGTGTTGAAGATTCGGCCTCCGTAGCCTTCCCGTGCCAATGGGTAGGACTGCTTGTAGGTCTTGGACAAATAGTCACCCATGTCCTTGTATTTGAACACGATATTGGTGTAAGCGTTGGGGTCGCCGTTGGTCAGCACTTGCTCTTGGTTCTCATCGGATTTCTGCGACCAGTCCACCACCCCCGAAGTGTAGAAGTCCTTCCAAGGCTCGATGTAAAGGAGTTTCGGGTCTTGGGGGTCGGGCATGAATTGAAGGTTGAACATCTTCTGCAAATCTTGCAGGAGGTCGCTCTGCTTAACATCGGCAGGAAGGGCGGTCCGCATATCCAGAACGCCGATATTGGATGGGTTTTCGAGGCAGGTCCATTGGACCGTTGCACCTGACGGAATTGTATAAAAATTATCTGTTGTCAACGAATTGACTCGGAATCCAATGTTAATTGCTGCATTTGCGGGTGCCGTAATATTGTCAAACCGAATCGTGTATCGTTTACCCGTTAATCCGTTAACGCTTGGACCGATGTTTACGATGTCACCTGATGACGACAAATCGCGTATTGAGGCGCTATAAGTGTAAAGGCTATTTGCCACCGTTGACGAAACCACAAACCCTATCTCAACATTCCATCGAGATGGAGTGATAGGGGCATTGAATCGGCTATTTGCCGTTGACCAATAACCCGAACGGTCATAATATGGACCCGTTGAATCGTTTTGAAAATCAATCGTTCCATTGTCATTAACCAAGTACGTGACGCTTCCCGTACTTGCCGCAAGGATGTTAGAACCCGATAGGTTGGTCGGCATTGTTCCCGCAGCGTATGGCATCACCAACTTTTTAAAGAATGTCGAGTTGAAGAATGTGGACGAGTAGCGAAACCCGGCCTCGGCAAATATCAAGTCCACCATCTTCTTGACATAGATGCTGGGACCGAGCCTCCACCACGGGGCTTGGAACCAACCGCCTCCTTGGTTCAATATGTCCGTGAATCCAGCCGCATCAATGACCCCGTAAACATACCCGCTGCTTGCCGCACCCGATGCCGTCCAAGTACCGCTCACATGGCCGCTGGTTGGCGTGTGGTTCATTCCTGTAACGCCTGCCGTGTTGACGAGCATATT